CATTGCCAATAACTACGCAGCGGAGGATAATTGCCGGTGCTATCAGGGCGTAAATGCCGAAAGCACTTGCTCCGCCACTCGCGATGCTAATATCACAATCTGCGATAAACGCTCTGTTGCGCGCATAGATACCCATAGCGCTTCCGCCCGTATCGTTGTCGATTATACAATCTGTTACTTCAACCCAGAGATTACCTGTATAGCTGCGAATGGAATTTGGATTAGTCGAATCGGTCATCTTGAAGTGACGGAGTATGGCCGAGTCGCAGTTGACGTAGATCGTTGCCGAACCCGAGCCGCCAGACGTGGATGAAATGATGATGTCCTCACGGTCATCATCCGGATCGCCTTCGATTACGAGCTGGTAGCCAATCGGCTCGTCTGGATCGAATGTCGCATTCGGTTCCGGATTCTCGTCGTAAGTCCCGGCGAAGACGCGTATGAGTTGCGTGGCAGTGAACGTCGTCGCACCCTGATCGGTGAAAAGCTGATCGAGCGCCGCCTGGATCGTGCTCCACGCATCATAGACTTCCAGGGTATCCGTATCTGTCCAGTTCGTGAGGCTGCCTTCGAGTGTGACAGTATCGTCGGTATGCGAGACGATGGCGCGAATCTCTTCTGTCGTCGCAAACCATTCCACTTCGCCGATCTCTATGAAGGCATCGCCATTGTTGTCGGTGATGTAGAGCCGATACTTGGAATAGGCTCCGATGTTTGACGTGAATTCCCAACTGCGCTTTTCGCTAGCCGACCAACCCGTCTCGCCCGTTACAGTCAACAGGTCGATCCAGGAGAAACCATCCCATCCCTGGGCCTTGAAGTCTTTCGGTAAACGGCCAGCACCGATCACGCTCTTGGCCTGAATGCTGACCTTGCCATAGGTTCTTGAAGCGGGAGGGACATATTCCCACCATTCGGGTCCGCCTCCCCACGGATCAAGCCACGACGTAGCCACGTTATCGTCAGCCGCTAGCCAGGCATTCGCGCCCCCGCCAGTCGATTCGTTCCACGCATGGCCGGCCGGCGCCGCTGGTCCTGTAGCCGTGGGCTGGTCATCCACCGCGGAGAGGATGCCGGTATTCTTGACGTAGCCGCCTTTGAAAGCATCGGCCGTTCCAAGCCCTCCGGTGACCAGCGTGATAACTTGCCCCGCCGGCGCGCCATCCTGGACATCATCTATCTTCGTGGGGCTGGTCTTCGTGAAGTAGAGGCCGGTCCCGGTTTCTGTCACTGTCTTTGGAAGCAAGCCTTTTGCCAGCCCCGAGAGTTCGGCGAAGCGGCGAGCATCGATATCTGTATCCTCATGCGACGCGAGGGCTAGCGTCTCGACCGCTTCAGGATCGTCTATGTTGTCGCGCAACGTCTTTGCCACTGCGCCCCAACGGTCATCGAATGTCACCGGCAGCAAACCCTCTGAGCCGATCTTCTGGGTCCGCTCCCGCAAGGCTCTGACATCTTCAAGGCTCAAGTCCAGTTCGGCGACTTGCATGATGTCGCCCGCCATCCTGCGAAGGCTGGGGCCCTTGCCTTTCCGACCGCTTCTCCGCATGGACACCACACGGCCAGCGTAGTCGTTCGGATATTGAGTCGATGTCATCGAAGTCGTAAGAGCACTTCTGCGGCGACTGACCGCTTCGTCCTTTGACTCGCCCACAAGCCAGATCGCGCGCTTCTGGTAGAGGACTTCGTACTTCACTAGATCGATCCTTTGATCGTGGCCAATGTGGATTTGATCGTCCCGAACGTGCCAGCCGTTACTTCGGTCAACGGAGCTCCGTTGACGCAGTTAGATGCTATGATGGCATCTATGACCTGATCCAGCAAATCGAGCAGCTCAGCAGAGGATGTCCCGAATGCAATCTTGTCAGAGCCATCGATCTTGAATTGTGCCGATCCTCTCTGGATCACAAGGTCAGTCGTCCCCGAGCCCCCAACGCTGAAGGGCACCAAGCCAGGAATAGCAATCGCATCGCTGAGGCTGTGCATCCTGATGTCGTCGGGATTCGCTACGCCGCCGCTCGAGAGCCACGTATCCATTGAGCGCTGACAGAAGAGCAGCAAAACCCCGTCTCCTCTGGCTACCGGCAAGCTGATTGATGCCTCTCCGGTGCGAGGAAACACCAATGGCACGTTGTCGATGACCGGCAGTTCGAGGACATCGCCATCTGCGTATTTCTCCCGCAGAAGAGGCCGGACGCTTGCCTTGCCTGATGCCGGATCATAGCTGTCGATCTGGCCCGGCAAGACCGTATTCACCCGCCGCAAAGCGTCGTTCACATATGCCACAATGGCGTCGGCGTCTGTCGGCATCAGATTTCCTCAATCGACATCAGCGTTACCCAATCATCCCCATGCGTATCGCCGATGTGCTGGAGTTCCTTCACCCGGAAGAAGCCCTCGACGGTATCACTACCGACAAGGATTCTGGCGCCCGGCTCGATGCTCGGCCGCAAGAGAGAACGGATGATCCACCCGTCTTTCTGTGATGGTGATCGTGGCGTGCCCTGATCCGTGAGACGTTCCGGAGCTCCGATCAATCCGGATGTCGGAGTGATGTCTACGGCCACGTCATTCGTCGGAGTGTCCAGAAGCGTGACTTGCAGCTCGCCATTCTGGATCGACCATTCGGCATTGAGCTTGCCGGCAAGCTTGTCCATGATGTCGCCGAAAGGCCCGCTTTCCGCGAATCCATTGGCGAATGCCGCATCGGCAAGAGCTCCGATATCGCGTAAGGCGATGCCGGCAGCATTCGCCAGTTGGGCTATGATCTCCTTCGCAGATGCTCCCTGGGTGAATGAGAGGGACTGCTTGTTTGTCCGCAGCAGTCGAGATCCATCCCCTGCAGTGATCGCCGTAATGATGTCAGGTGACGCGCGCTGGTGAACGACATCCACCACGTCGCCAATCGCCACGACTACGGGCCCGACATCCTCAGTATATCCGGCTCGCAGGATCACCCTGTCTGTCGTGCGCCTGATCCTGTCGCGTGTGTCCTCTTTCAGGTTGTAGACTCGTATGCTGATCGGATTGGGTTGAGGAGTGGTGCTCTTCAGCACCTCGAACGCGATTCGGAAATCCTCGGCAAGGAATCCCTCCAAGCCAGGCTCTCCGACTTCCAGTGTGGCGACGCGATCAAATAGCGGCATATTCCTCATCCGTCATGTAGACCAACTCGACGCGCTCTTCGAGATCGTCAAAAGTGATCGGCGCATTGCCTCCGCTGGCGTCGATTGCCAGCAATTCCCCTGGAGGCATTCCCGGCCCCGGGAACTTCCGAGTCAAGCCGCTGTTGATGACGACCTTGATTCCGCCTACAAGCAGCACGGCATCCCTTGTGGAGATGTCGAGCGTGTAGTAGGCGCCGCGGACATTCCACTTGAACGTGAAGAGATATGGGATGCCCTCCAGCGTCACGCTGATCGTGGAAGCCGCCAGTGCTCTGGTCGGAATGGTAATCATTCCACGAGCCCCACTCCTTTGTAGATGCGGACGAGCACAGATGCCTGCGACTCGGCCTCTTCAGCCGATTCGGCTGGAGTCTGTCGGCCAAGCTCGGATGTGGGTTCCGCGCGTTTCGCCGTGTCGTCTTCAGGGAAGTCTATGACCGCCGTCGAGACTTTCCGGACTTTCGTGAAGAGGGCTGTGAACTCCAAGGCGTTAGGATTCGTCGCATCCCTCGGAGCATCCAAGGTCGTGAGCATCATATCCTCGAACAGATGCACGTCCGTCACGATCTGGACGAGTTCCTTGCTTGCCCTCAATTCGAGCAAGGCATCCATCGCGCCCCTGGCGAGACTCTGATCTGCGCCAGCTCCCAACAGGGCCACGGGTGTATTCGTGACGAATCCCGTCAAAGTGACGGTCTCGGAATCCAGCCGCACATGGTCCGAGATGAGCGACCCATCTTCGACAGGATGCTCTGTCACGGTTGCTGGCCATGACAGGCCGGTAGATATCGTGGCATCCAGGCTGATGACTTCAATCGTGTCACCGTTCACGACACGCTGGATTTCCACGCTCATCGGCCAAGCCCTGTCCGGCCCATCGTCAACTGATTCACGCTGGCCTTGAATGCAGTGACCACTGCCTGCGCAACACCTGTCGCGCTGGTGCCTACAGGAGGGGCGACTGCCACGTTGATTTCCATTGAAGTAGCGCCGGCCGCTGGCTGGGCAGCACCAGCGGCAAGACTCGCCGCTCGGCCTGCGAGAGCAGCGCCAGGAGAGACGAATCCGATCACTTTTTGGATCGCTTCAAAGGCTTCCAGAATGGGGGTCAGGCGTGTGTCAACAAACGCCTGCCACATCTCCCCGATCCGCGCAATGATATTCTCCCAGATAGCGAGAGCCTCGTCTTTGATGATCGCCCATGTCTCTCGGAATCGGTTGACGAGATTCTCTTTGAGTATGTCCGTCAGCGTGTTGAGCCCTATGAGGAATCTGCCGAAGATGGAATCCTTGCCCTTCGTGAAGGCTACGATGTCTTCGGCGATGAGGCCGATCATTGCGATCATGGCCAGAAATGCGACGACGGCCAACCCTATCGCAATAGGAACGGCGAAGATCTGCGAGTTCAAGGCAGCCCACGCTACTGCCAACGCACTGACTGGCACGATGGCTGCCGTGACTACCAGAGTCACGAGGCCGATAGCAGCAGCTACCTTCGCCAGGAGGATTAGGAGCTTGCGGTTCTCGCCGATCCACTTGACCATATCCTTGAGAAGCTCAGATAGTATCGGGAGGAGCTCTTCGCCAAGTGCGAATACCAATCCCAAGACCACGGCTTTCGTGTCTGTCCACTTGTCGTTGAATTCCTCCGCCGCCTTTACCGCCTCTTCGGAAATCACAAAGCCCAACTCCTGCGCGCGATCACGCAACTCGCGCATGCCATCCGCACCTTCAGCGGCAAGCTGCACGAGTCGCACACCCTCAGAGTCGAAGAGCTTCATGGCCAGACGGTTGCGCGTGAAGGCATCCTCTTGCTTGGATAGTACGATGAGGCTTTCCTCGAAGATCGTCTCGGCATCGCGGAGCTTGCCGCTGGCGTCAGTGAGCTCGATGCCCATTTCGGCAAGTGCGTCTTTGGCTTCCCCCTGTCCCTTCGCGGCTTCAGCTACGCGACGGCCGAACCGCTGGAACGCCATGTCAAAGGTAGCGGCACCAACGCCTGCACGGTCAGCAGCGAAGCGCCACTCCTGCAATGCTTTAGTGGAAATGCCGAGCCGCCGACTCGTCTTCGCGATCTCGTCCCCGGCGCTTGCTGTCTTGAATGCGACTGCGGCGATAGCGCCGCCGACTACCGCACTGACTTTGGCGAGTCGGAAGAGAGCTGTCTTGAGATTGGCTACCCTCTTATCGAATGCCTTGATCTTCTTCTCGTCTGTGACAAAGCCGAGCTTCGTGATGAGTTCGCGGACGATTGCCATTAGTCTTTCCTCGCACCATCCGCGCGCTGTGCCTCGATATCATCCTTCATCCGGAGAATGGCCAGTCCGCGCATGACATCATCGAATGACCATGATGTCTCAAGTTCGTGCAGCGTCGCTATCCCTCGCGTCACGAGCGTCCAGACTTCGAGTTCGTCTGCTAGGTCTTGATCGAGCCCTTGCCGGAGCCGCTCAGCGAATCGGTTATCCTCGCCTTTATCAGGCCGCCAAGACCGCCAATAGCGGCCCCTCCGAAAAAATCGCCGAAGTTCACCTCCAGGACGAACCAGACGACCTTGTAGAGCTCCGTGAAATGGCCGGGGAACTCAAGATCGATGAGAGCGCCAGTGATCTCTTTCCCATCTCGCCTCGTCATGCTGACGATCTTCTCGATGAGTGACATGATCTCGTCAGGACTGCCGAGATTGGCGAACAGCGTTTCGACACCAGCGGCAAGAGCCGGCCCATCGAGATCTGCCTCGCTGACAGACTCGCCCTTCGCCGATCCGATCATGGCAGCAAGTCCCGGGCCAAGTTTCTTGAGCAAGGTGGTCTTGAGTTTGAAGCCACGGCGGCCAGGGAACAGAGTGACCACATAGGTGTGGCCGTCAATCTCTCTCGTCTGTGGCTGCTTCATATTTCGACCCTCCGCCAGTTGGCCTATGCGGCATCGCTGTCGGTGTTGCCGCCAGCGAAGAAGATCGTGCTGGCCAGATCGATGACCCACTCGCGATTCTCGATCTCCTTGCCGAACCCAGACGCTGGAGGCTTGCGAATCCAGCCGGCGCCGCTGCTGACAACGGTGCTCCCGCTGTTGTCTTTCAGGATCACCGGGAAGACTCCCGTGCTGGCGACCTCATCGGCGGCCGCGAGCGCGCTCAGGATGTCATTGAACGGCGAGGTCTGCGCCAACGTCAGAGTCAGGGTCGCAGACTTGTTTGCGGTCTTCGACCTCGATACCTCTCCATCAGCGCCCGTGACTTTGTTGAACGTGTCCTCGTCACGCTCGACGCTGATGAACGTACCATCTGCGAACCCGCTGGCGATCTGCCCTCCTATGGACAGTGACACTTGCTGCGGATCGTATGTCTTGACTCCCATTGCGACCGTCCTTTCCGTTCCGCCGCTGCCTCAGACGGCCACGCGGCCTTCGACGACAACCTTATGGATCGCCCCGGCGATGGTCGCCGTGAACTCGACATTGCGGAGAATCCGCGCCGCCTTGTCGGCCTGAGATACGTCTGCGGATGCCGGCACGACCACGTTGTAAGGCTGGCCCGCATAGAGATCGGGCCGCGGCGTGAGGAAACCGGCGGTGATCGCCGCATCGAGCTTCTGGCGCACAACCGATTCCACTGCAGCAATGCCCCCGTCGTCATACGGAATCTTGTCCGCGGCTGCCAAGAGGGTGAAGATACCCTCCTCGAGCTGTGTCTGCAGCCAGTCGGCATCCCGCATGATGTCGATGAACTCGCCGCTTGCGACCGTTCCCTCTCGCGTCACTGTCCTGGCGCCGATGGTTTCGTAGGTGTTCGCATTCTTGTTACGCGCCGCGTTGCTTTGCGTCACGGTCAGGATGTTCGCGGCCACATCAGTCAACTCGCGGAACGCCATCGTCACGCTGCCGGGGTCTTTGGCGAAGCCATCTCCGATCCACGCAGCCTCGGGATAGGTCGTGGCCGCGTCTTCGTGGAAGAGCACGAACGTCCGGTCATACTCGAGCGTCTGGACCTGCGACGCGAGATCGGAGCTGACCCCGCTGTCGAGGATGTTGACATCATCGTCTGATGTGCCGAAGAGATGGCGGGCACCGGCCTCGACCCAGGCCGCCACATCAAGCACGTCCGCCTGCGTCCGTTCGGTGATGGCCAGTGCGTACCAATCGGGATCGAATGCCTCGATGGCATCCAGGGCATCTGACCAGTCCTCGGCCACATCCACGCGCCCGATCTTTATGACTCCCGGATTGGGATTCTGATTGAACAGGGCGGCCGCCGCGATGTACTCCGGATCGGTTGTCGCGAAGTCGACCGCAACGGCTTCGATGTTCGCGTATTCCTTCGTCCTCACGGCCGGCGTCCTGGCCTTCGTGATGCCAGCCTGCGAGGCTCCGAGCGTCACAGCCTCTTCGGTGATGACGACAGGAGCGGTCTCATCGCCGGCCGCGGTGATCGTGATGACTCGCTTGGGCGAACCTGTCGCAACGGCTGTCGCGATGGACGCCTTGCTCTGGAACTCTGTCGCGATGTCATCCATCGTCGTATCGGAGTTCGTGTTGAACGGCACCTGCGTGATGGCGACATTGTTGACCTTCGCGTCGAAGACGTTGGCCGTGACAAGGTCAGCATCAAAGGTCAGCACTGTCACGTCGGCAGCCGGAAGCTTTGCCGAATCCCCTGCCACGAGCAAAGTCCCAAAAGCCCCTCTGCTCACGGCCCGCGTCTCTCTCGTGATTGTTACGTCAACGACCTCGCTGATGTCGGCCATCGGTCAATCCTCCCTATTCCTCATAGGTGGCACCGACCGGATCAACGGTCTCGATGACACCAACGGTATCCGTATCCTCGTGCGCCATCCGGAACATCAGCTCCAGGGAGACGCGCGATTCAAACTCTGTGCCGCCAATCGCCGACAAGTCCGTCAAAGCAATGCGCTCGACAAACGCGAAGTTGGCTGCTGCGAACAACGCGACTATGCTCCCTTTCTGCAGAGACGTTGCAAGCTGCTCGGCGAAGGTCAATGCCTCATTCTCATTGTTGGGAAGTCGTTTCCCCTGGATCTGAATCTCGACAGGGAACTCTCGATCACCGCGCAGAGTCGAAACACCATTGACCGAATCCGGCGGGCTCTTGAAGTCCCATCGAGGACTTTGAGTCGGACCCATATTGATCGCGGCATACACCTTCGCCGGTTGCGGTGCATTGGGCTGATACCAGATCGTGGGGATTCCGAGTTCGCCGCTGACCCAATCGTAGAGGGCCTGACGGATCGTGGCGAAGAACCCGGCGCTGTCGGTGATGAAGACACCAACAGGGATGCTCGGCAATGATGGTTCGTCAGAGACAACAGACCCGAATGTCGCAATGGCGATGGATTCGTAGTTGGTATCATTCGTGTAGCCGGTTGCGGCTATGTCACCGGACCCAGTGCGCGAGCCACGTGATGCCCACGGTTCCGCGCTATTCCGTTCGCGCGACAGGACGAATACCTTGGACCCTACATCAGCGAGCACACTGACTGTAGCAGCAGCACCATCGCCATCATTGACGATGCCGCTAATCGTCGGGATGTTCGGTATCGCCATCGCTACGCAATCTTGGCCACTACGGCCCTGTAGTGCGAGATGACATCATTCTGCCACGGCTCGACGTTCATTACCTCGCACACATCACCGAACAGCGTTATCTGATCCGCTTTCTGCGGGTCAAGACCCAGATCGTTATCCTCTTCTCTCGTCGTCAGGAGTTCCGTATCGGTGAACAGCGCATATGCCGCGCCTGTCCGGCGGCCTTCAGGCAGATTCTTCATGTCCTTCGTGGTCGCCGGTTGGACGCTGGCTGTGATAGCGACATCATCTGGGCTTGCCGCGACCCATGTCCCGTTGACATAGCTGCCATTCTGGCGCTTCACAGTATACGGCTTGCGGAAGCTGCTCACGGCACTACCTCCACGTGGCGGATGCTTTGCTGTAGCTGGCCCTTGTCGACAAGAGGATTGTCGCTGCCCTTCTTCTTCTTCGTGCTCTCCGCGTTGATCGGAAGCTTTAGGTCCACGATCTTCTTTTGAATCTGCGCTTTCATCCACGAGCCGAGCTTCGCAAGTTCCGTCTTGATGTCCGACGTACCGTCAACGAGCTTCTCCAGTATCCGCCGTTTGACTCGCTCCACTTCCTCCCGCTGCTCGTCTGTGGTGGAACGAATGAAAGAGCGTTCCGGAATCTTCGCCTTCGGCGCGCCGAATTCGTTTGCCGCCGCAACCGTCACGAGGTCAGTCCCGTCGTCTCGCTGTTCCCCCTCCTGCACGCCGACTTTGGTAAACGCGCCGCCAGCTTTCAGAAGCTGTGCGCGGATGCGCTTCCAACCCCGGTCGATATCCATGACTGCTGCCATCAGGTCATCATCCGATTCCGCGGAGCAAAGACCACTGCGTTCGTGAGGCTCTGCAACTCCTGGCCCCAGGACGTGCTTCCCCAATCCGACGAGGAGGCTGTCACAGCATAGGACCGTGACAGCCCCCCCTCCGTTTCGGAACTCAGAGGACCGCCGCTGCCCGTGCGATTCTGCACTTCAAACCAATGCAGTACCAGCAACGCAATCGCAAGCTCGATCTTCGTGCCGTAGACCGTGGCATCGAGTTGCTCTGTCGCCAACCCGATCATGTCCGTCTTCTGCGCTGTCTGAGCCGTAGACAGATTCGGATTGCGAAGATCGATGATCTCAGAAGCGGTCGAGAAGCCCATGTCAGTCCTTCTTCTTGGCCGGCTCCGTGGGCCCGATCTCCGCCCGGCGCTCGTCGATGGCCTTTTGCACCTGCGGCCTCTCGTCGTCGCTTTCGAGTTCGTAGAGAAGATCGGTGTCGCACACGGTCTCGATCACGGCGACCGCTTCAGCGACTTCCTTGTCCGCTGTCACCGGAGGACCGCTCTCGTCGATGTCCAGGATCATCGTGTCGTCTCGCTTGACCTTCCCAGCAGGCCCCTTCTGGCCGGGCCTCTGTTTCGCGTATTTGACGACTGTCGGATGCGCCTTGAGATGCTGCTCGAAGAGATGTCGGTCCACCGCGTTCGGGCCTGGCTTGAGCTCGATCTTGTCCGAACCCGTCGCGCCAGTCCCGTAAGTCACGCAGATGAGTCTCGGCGCGTTGTTCGTGATCGTGATCTTCTTCGGCTTCTCCTTGCGACCCTTCGGCGGCTTTGTCTTCGTCTTTCCCATCTTCGACCCTCCTTGCCACGTCTTCCCCCATGCCGGTCACCGGGAGCGCAACACACGCCACCCGGTGACCAGCGGGGAAAGACGACTCAGATGTCCTCCATGAAAGCGATGGACAGCGGCTTGTAGGCGATGATCCCCCCGCAGCGCGCGTGGGCTATGGTGATGAACTCCAGCCCGCGCGCTTCAACGGGAAGGAACTTCATCGGCATGGGGATCTCGAACGTGAGCTTGTCGGGATCCCGGACGTAGGCCATCGCCACGTTCGTGACGCCAACCGCGCCGCTCGGAGCCACATCGGTCGCGCCGAGCGCGAGCGGCACGGCCCACTCCACGTTGCGGATGTTCGGATTCGTCCGCCGGAAGAACTCCATGATGGTCGTATCCGACGTGGCGCTCCGCGGGGTCCGGTTGAGATAGCCGTACTCCGTGAGTGGGAGAAGCACGGTATCCGGCGACTCGACGCCGTTGGTCGCGTCGATGACCGCCTGGAGGAGGTTTCCCAAGTCTTGGAGTATCTCGTCCGGCGCCTTGCCGCTCGTCGCATTCCAACCCGTCCCGTTTGGCGATGCGGCTGCCGTCGCGGGAACCACGATGTTGGTGTTCGGGATGCGCAGCACGCCCTGGAGGCCGTGCGACGGATCGCCTTCCCACGCGATGCGGTCGAGCTTCTGGTCGATTGCCTGCCTCGCCGCGTTCGCCTTGCGCTGGACGAGCGGCCGGCCGACCTTCGCCGCCGCAGCCACGTCCTGCACGCTGTATCCGAAGGACGAGGCGATGCCGCGCACAGGAGAGATATTCTCCTTGCCCGTCACATCGGCCCTCGGGATATCGTCCGCGTAGTTGGCGATCACTTTAGCAATGCCGGTGCGGTCGAACTCCTGATAGACGATGCTCTCGGCTCCCTCGTCCACCTCGGAACTCTGAGGGAACAACATCAGTCCCTTGAGCTGCGGGTAGTCCTTCTCGAAGGCCCGCCGCTTCACGGCTTCAAGCTCTCGCTGGAAGAAGATCGTCTCATCCGAGTCGAGATGCTTGCTCTCGATGACTTCCATCACCATCTCAGTCTCCTTCACTCTGGGGCCTCATGGCCTCCGCGCTTACGGCAGATTCAGCTCCACCGGCGCGATCACCGTGCCATCGGGCGCGTTGACTGTCGGGCCCAAGAGGGTCAGGGCCGTCGCCGCTACGGCAAGCCCGCTGTCGTTGTCGTTGCGGATCGCGCCCCGCTGCGTCCCGTTGGCGCCCGCGACGACTCGGACGAACACACTGTCGGTCTTCGCCAGAGCCTCCTCTGCGCGCACGTAGGCCGCGCCACCGCGCACGATGCTCGCCGTCTCGGTCGGCGTGTAGGCCACGGTCCGCTTCGAGATTCCGACATCCTGCGACGAACCCACACCCGCGTCGAAAGTGGCCTCGACGCTCGCAACCGTGTCATCGTCCACGGTGAGGCTGCCTTCCAGAGGCAAGCCCGGTTCGTTGCTCACGGTGATCGTGCGGCCCGAGACCACGGCGTCTGCGATGCCGTTGATCGCCTTGATCGCATCGGCGACCAACTGCAAGGTGACCGGTTCGCTCGTCGCGTAGGTCACCTGGGCCATCGCCGTGTCGTTGAACACGCCGTCCACGGTATCGCTCGTGGTCAGCGCGTCTCCCGACAGCGTGAACAGAATCCGATCCGTCTCGTCCACGCGGCTGGAGCCCGACTCCTTCGCCTGATCGAGCGTCAGGCCCACGATGGCATCCGTCAGCGCGTAGACGATGCTCGAAATCGTCATGTTGCCGGTGATCCCGGAAACATCCACGCTCACGACGAGACGCACGTCCGCGGCCGCCACGATGGTGATCGTGTCGTCGCCCGAGGAATACGTTGCGCTGGTGATGAAGGCGAGCGCCTGCAGAGCCGTCGCCACGGCGGCCATCGAGGTCGCCTTATCCGTGTCGAAGGCCACGGTCACGGTCGTGCCGTTGACGACCACGACAAGGTTCCCAGCCGTCCACGTCCCGCCATCGTCCGTGATGACCACGGAGTTGGCGCCGGGCAGCTTCGCCCGCTCGATGTCCGCCTGGACATCCACGGCCACAACGCCGAACGGCATGACCTCGTTTGCGCCCCGGCTGACCACATGGTCAAACCGGCTGTCCACCTTCAGACCGGGCTTGGCGACTGCCATATCCCGGTTGTAATTCTCCTGCGCCATCTCAGTGCCCTCCTACTGTCTGGCCCGCCGGCTTACGCCGACTTCTTCTCCGGCTCCTCGCCGATGCTCCGCAGCCGGTCCCGCTCGATCTTGTCGAGCCGCGCCTGATCGGCGTCCGGCGGATCGCCCTTGTCCTGCCGCTTGCCCGGCGTGCCGACGACCTTGCTGCCCTGGCCATCGTCCCGTTTCTCGGCCGGCTTCTGGCAGGCGATCTCGAAGGCGCCGCGGACATAGTCTTCCGTGGCCTCGTCGAGCTTGGCCTCCGCGTTGGCCGCCAGGATGACCGCCTTCTGGATGTCCAGATCGCTCATGCCGTCGAGCTTCTCCACCACCTCTTTTGG